TTCTTCCACACACATCAAACTGAAACTTTCACTATTGAGAAAGCTTGGATTAACGAAGCTGAATGCCTAATTGGTGATTCCCTAGTTAAAGAAGGTCAACCCATTGTTAAAGTACAGTTTAATGACAAAGATGCTTGGGAGCTACGAAAGAATGGAGAGCTACAAGGATTAAGTATAGGAGCCAAAGGCGTAGTGGAGGCCATAGAGAATGACTAAGTTGAAAGATATACAATCAGAACCTAGAGCTACAAGCACCTTAAAAGGTATTAACTTCCAGTTTGATGGGGCACATGTAGCATATACATCTGCTGATCAAGGTGGTGCTGCAAGCTTACTAAATGAGCCTTTCTTACTAAAGGCCAAGAATATTGACAAACCTTCAGAAGAGCAGCTAGCTATTCTAAGTAAGGTTAATGAAGAATTTACTCCTCTGCACAAGCAGTTGAGTGATACCCAACCCCCCTCCTCTGTCAAGAGCGATACAGGGGAAACTAAAATGACTAAAGGAAATAAAGATCTTATGTCAGTCGAAAAATTAGAAAAAGCGTTAGCTAAAATTGAGGCACTTGAAAAGAACCTCTCTATTGAGAAGGCATCTAATCAGATCGCTTCATACGAATTCACTGAATCTGAAGAAGTGGCTAAAGCTCTAGCTGATCTTAGTGATGAAGCTAAAGACGTAGTGCTTAAATCTTACGCAGAGCTTGTCTCAGCTAAAGAAGAAGCTGTGACTAAAGCTGTTGAAGCTGCCAAGGTTGAAGCGCCAGAAACTGAGTTACAGAAATCATTAAGTGAAGAAGCTGGTGATAGTGGTGAAGCTGAAGTTCAAGCAGAGTTATCTTTTGTAGATAAAGCAAATGCAGCTTACGAAAAACTAAATAAAAAAGGAGATAAATAATGCCTGTAAACTCAACTGGTCGTCCAATTCTATCCGACTTGGTAAAAGGCTACGCAAACTTTGGTAATGAGAATGCTGTCCGTTTCAACTTTGATACTGTAGCTGTAGAAGGTGCAGGAACTACTGACAACATTGGTATTCCACTAATCTGGGACAATGCTTCTGGTAAGTTTGAAGTATATGTTGCACAAGTAATCGCTACAGTAATTTCTACAGGTGGTTCTCCACTTAAAGATGGTTCTGTATTAGGTTTATCTGTTGGTGACAAGCTTGGCTTGGGCATGAACAAAGAAGATACTAACTTAGCTGACGCTGCTGCACAAATGACTATCTTATATCGTGGTGATGCTGCTATCTCTGAGACTGGTTTGGTTTGGGGTAGTGCAGATGCTGGTGCTCAAACAGCATTCCTAGCACAGCTTGAACTACAACGTATCACTACTGTTGATAACGCAACTGTTGTAAGCCCAACTTACACTTCTTAATCAAAGGATAATAGACTACAATGAAGATTGAAGCAAATGTAGAAAGTGTTGATAAAGCACTAAGCCACTCAAACGGTAACTCCTTTGAGATGGAAAATGTAACTGGCGCAGTACAGCGTCAAGAAGTAGCTCCAGGACTTTTAACTGCCTTGTTTAGTGGTGAAGCTAATACCTTCAACCTAAATACAACTACTGTTAAGTATGATGATATCACTGAGACTGCTCAATTGCCTGCTGGTAAAGCTTTTGATGCTAAAGGCCCAGATGTTCAGAAAGACAAACCTCGTCAGTTGATTTATGAAGGTGGTTCTTTTGGTATTCGTGGTAACATGACTCCACAAGATTTATCAGGTAAGCGCAAGTTTGGTACTGATGAGTTTATGACTGCTGAAGATTCTGTTGCGACTATGACTCGTAAGATGCAGAAAGGTTGGCAGATGTTTGAGGAGTTAGCTTTCGCTCAACTTCTTACTCTAGATACTAACATTACTCTAGGTGGCCCACAAACTGAATATAACTTCTACACAGATATTACAGGTGGTGCTCGTCCCGCTAAAGTAGATATCTTGTTAGGTACTAACACTGACGTATGGCAAACCATGCAAGGTCAAGATGAATTACTTCAAACAGAAGTAGAGAAGTCTATGAACTCTTCTAGCATGACTATCTGTTTGTGTGGTAAAGACTTCTTCAACGGTCGTCTAGTTCTTGAACGTCAAGAAGGTTTAGCTCGTGATATTCGTGGTGCATTAGATCTACAATCTATGCAAGTACCTACTGACAGCTTCGGCTCTGGTGATGGTAAGTTTAACTATCAGTATTTTGATTCTTTTGATGGTGTTCGTTACATCCGTTATGGTGCATCTATCAATGGTTCTAAGCTTATTGCTGATGCTGATGCTTACTTGGTTCCTGTTGGCGCTGACAACTTTATGGCTCGTGCATACACTCCTGCACAGACTATGGAATTTGTTAACACTGAAGCTCAAGCTAAGTATGGCTGGATGAAGCGAGATGACAGCAAGGGTATTACTTTGTGGGAAGAGACTAACGTCCTTTACATGAACCGTAACCCACGTTTGATTAGAGCTTTAACCTCTTCTAACTAATAGAAGTAATAAAGCATTGGAGGGTCTGTAAAGACCCTCCCTTTATCAATAATCATTATAACTAGTGCTTATTGATAAAGTTCATTGCATTACACAGGACAAACTTGATGGCAGCTATTAACATTCCAACCCTTGTGACAGATACAAAGAGTTATCTACCTGCTTCAAATGTCTTAACAGATACAGAGCTTACTAGAATAGCAACATCTGTAGTCACATACCAGATACCAGAAGACGATGACATCTACTACTCTGAAGCTCTATGTAAGACTCTGAAGGCAGCAGCTTTCCTTAATAAGTCTAAGTATGTAGTAGATAAAGCAGCTATTAAAGAAGAGAGAGTAGGCGGCATCTCAGTAGAGAGGTTCCAAGGCACAGGAAGTAAGGTATGGGATGAGTATATAAAAACTCTTCCTGATGTATGTCCTTATCTTCCTGGAGGTGGCTACTCTCCATCTATAGCTATCGGCATATTTATTAATCCAGGAGATCCTGTAGTAGTAGATGACTGCCCAGATGAATCAGAATTAACACTATAACAGGAATAGATAATGGCTACAACCTCAACACCTTTTGACGATACAGCTTATGTATTAATATCAAGTGCTACAGATGTACTTGCACAGAATTCAAGTAACTCCCCTATCAGAGTCGTATTAGCTGCTTCACTTCCAGCAGCAGGAACAACTGACTATGGTGTCCTCCCTCCTTTCGATGGAATCACTAAGACAGGTGGAGTGCCAGCAGGAAACATATACATGAGAGCAGAAGAAAGTAAGAAAGGCAAAGGTACTGCATTCGTATAGAGTAAGATAAAGGAGATTGGAATGGATACAATCAATACATCACTGCTAGATTGGGTGCTTAATAAGTTTCCTCTGGCTACTACTCAAGACATATTCCTACTTCAAGAGGATGGGTTTTTCCTTCTGCAGGAAGATGGGTTTAAGATAATCATAGGGACAGAGGGAGTTTAGATGGCAGACTCAACAATATTAAATTTACCAGCATCAGGTGTCTTGGATGGCACAGAGACAGTCCCAATAGTTCAAGGTGGCACTACTAAGAGGACAACTATTAATAGTCTACTTGGTGTGGGTATAGAGAGTCTTGTAGTAGTTAAGGCAGCAAGTGACCTTTCAGGAGTGCTAGACTCGACTAAAGAATACTTCCTTGATGGCCTAATAGATATGGGAACAACATCTGTAGAAGTTCCAGCAGGCGGCTTGCACATGTCTAGCTACAACTTTGAGATTGCTGGGCTATATTCTACAGAGAATAACTATAGTATGTTTACCTCTCCTGTAGGTGGATCTGGTAATGTCCTCTTTCAAGACATGCTCTTTGAAGTGACAGGTTCAAATTCCCAAGTATATGACTTAGTTGGAGATACAGGTTTTGAGGCTATAGAAGTTGACAGAATTAATTATAACAACTGTACATCACTAGGAACCATACTGAACTATAGGCAAGGTCTTGAGGAAGGTACAGGACGTTTTGGAGGTACACCTACTTTAACTCTAGATGGAGTATGGGTAGGGGGTTTCAGGATAACTACTTCAATAGTAAGAAACCTATCAGCAGGAATGACTGAACCCTTGTTTAAGGCTGGAGCGACCTTCCAGATGTCTAGCAGGTTCCTTACAGATATTAACTGTGACCTACCAGCTTCAGCAGCGTTACTAGATTTTAGCCAAGCAAACTTCCCTAATCCATCAACCTTACAATTGAATGGTGCTATCATAACAAGGGATGGTGTAACTAACCCTCTTGACAGTAATATATCACCTAATATATCTAAAGCAGATCTAGCATCTTCATGGACTAATAATGTTGGAGCAGAGAATACATTTGTAGGGGGTATGGCTAACGTATCTTCTGAAGTAACTACAAGTATAGCCACTCAAGGAGTCTTTTATGATCTTGCAGGGACATACACTACCTCAGACTTACAACATTTCGACAGCCCTGCTAATGGACAACTCAGGCACACAGGCTTAGATCCAAGGTCTTATAAGATTACTTCAGACTTAGTTATTAGGAACACAGCAGGTGAGGTGCTTCTGATTAAAGTAGTTAAGTGGGATAACAGTGCATCAATGTTTGTAGATGTAGCCACTCAAGAAAGATTGGTAAACAGTTTGTCTGGGCCAAGAGATGTAGCTTTCTTTAACATGATAACAACAGTAGATTTAGATCAGAATGATTATGTAAAGTTACAAGTAGCTAACGCATCAGGAAATGCAGATGTGATAGCAGAGGTAGATAGCTTTTTCCTAGTAGAGCAGAGGTAATTATGACAGCAAGACGAATAATCAAAGATAAAGAAGGCAACATCATAGAGGATGTTGAAGTGGATGTATCCTCAAAGGTGAAACCTAATGTTGAAAGCAAAAGTAATAAAAAAGAAAAACGGAGCCACATCAAAGCTTCTAAAGAGCCTACAGAGCTTACATAACAGTAGTGTAGAGGTAGGGCATTTCAAGTCTAGTGGCCTACATGGTGACTCAGATCTAACCTATCCAGAACTACTTAAGATATGGTCTTTAGGTGCTGCTAAAGGTAATGAGGGAGTTGTTAGAAATCCCCTCTTATCTTTCTCTTTCTCTGAGATACAGTCTCATAAGATACATAGACACCCAGACATCAAAGCAGCATACCGTAGGTGGTCTAAGAACGTCCTTAATAGCTCCTCTACGGCCTCTTTGCTTGATGACATAGGGATAGTACTACGAAGGGATTACGCCTCTGTATTTGGCCGTATAGGGCCTTATATGCCACCTACGAAGAACACCAATACCCCAATGTTTGATTCTGGTGAGTTAGCAGCTAATGCAGCTTATCGTACATCAAAGGGTAACACAGTGAAGGAGTTAAGTAAATAGTGTTGTCATTATTAAGAATACCCATGACTATCTCTAGAGCGCAAGGGGGGGAATATGATGCTAATAGAAACTATGTAGATAATCCTCCTGAGCTATTCGATACAATGTCTAGCATCCAACCTTACAAGAAAGGTAAAGATCAAGTAGTACTTCCAGAGGGTATCAGATCTGAGGATGCACTAGTTGTGTGGACTAAGGATGAGCTTAGAGTAGCAGACCAGTTTAATAACCTAAAAGCTGATGAGACAACTATTGATGGCAGGGAGTATGTAGTCTTCTTTGTTAGTAATTGGAATAGGCATGGCCTCAGCATAGATCACTATGAAGCTATCATTATCAGAAAAGATAAAGCACCTAATGGGAGTTTGTAATGGCACTAGACTATGAGGTAATAGTAAACGAATTCATAAGGGTTGCAGAGGAAGGAGTGGGGACTGACCTATCAACTATTAATGTAGGAGGTGTTCAAACCCCCTCTGTTATTAAGTCAAGAGATCCAGCCACCACACCTAGCTATCCTTATATAGTTGTTGACATACTAAGTACTGTTAAGACTAATGGGTGGCTTCTAGATGAAGGTATTGATGAGCTAGACCAACCTTACTTCGAGACTAACTACAAACTCCTTTTACAATATACAGTGTACGGCGGCAATGCTAATAGTATTGCTCATAAACTAGAATCCTTCTTTAGAATAGGCAGGGTGCTAGACACTATATACACTAACACTACAGGCAAGCTTGAGCAGACATTTGATGTCAATAGCCTTCCTGAAAGTCTGGCAACAGACAACTTAGAAGTTGCAGCATTTAATCTTACATTTAACATAACTGATCGTGTTACAGATATACAACAAGGTGTGTTTGATACTATCAATCTTGATGGTGAATTAGCTAAGAATGTAGATGACCCATCACCACTTCCATTAGACGTATTTGTTACGTCAGTACCTTAAAACTAAAAACTCTCAAAAGGGGATAAAATCTTGGCTTATCAAGAAATAGTAACCGTTCAAATTTCATTAGACGTGGCTGGGGTTAGTAGAGCCAGCTTTGGGATTCCAATCTTTGTTGCAGACCATGTGTGGTTTAAAGAGCTTACTCGCTCTTATACTTCATTTGAGAATGCTCAAGTTGATTTCCCTACAGATTCAGATGTGTATGCAGCACTACAAGCAGCATTCTCACAAGACATTGACCCCACTATCGTTAAAGTAGGTAGACGTGAAGTAGATGATATTACATTTACTCCTGTAGCAGCAACCACTGCTGGTCAGATCTACACTGTAGAAGTCTTAGACACTGCTGATGTAACTACTACCGCAACATTCACTACCACCACTGGATCAGAGACAGCAACTACTATCGCTACTGCCCTTGTGACAGCTCTAGGCTCTCCTACAGGCGTTACCGTAGTAGATAACACTGGTAGCTTAACTTTATCTAAAACTGGCACAGTGGCTTACGCAGTGACTGATGTAGCACGTTTAACGTATGTAACAACTACTACTCAAACTGCTGCTGATATGATGGTCGCTATTACAGAAGCCGATGATGACTTCTATTTTGTAGCTTGTAACGACCATACACAAGCCTTTGTATTGGCACTAGCTACTGACATTGAAGCTCGTACTAAGCAATATTGGTTAACTGTACAAGAACAAGATAACTTAGGTGTCTACTCTGAAGTAGCTGCTGATACGTTGTCTAAACTGAAGCAAGGTGCTTACTTCCGTACTTCTGGCTGGTTCCATGATGAAGCAGATACTAAGTTTCACGAGATGGAATATATCTCTATCCTAGCACCTTCAGATCCAGGAAAGAAGATTGTAGCAAATAACCGTACTAGTTCAAGTGCTGCTAAGAACCCTTTAACTGGATACTTACTAACAACTACTCAGAAGGGCAACCTAACTGATAAGAATGCAAGCTTCACAGAAGTTGTAGGTGGACTTACTATTACACGTAGAGGTAATGTTGCAGGTGGAGCTACTTTCTTTGTAGACCTCATCCGTAATAGAGATTTCCTAGAAGCAAGGATTACAGAGAATTATCAGAACTTCTTGATTAACACTCCTGTAGTACCTTACACAGATTCAGGTATTGGACGTGTTCAGAATGTATTAGAGTCTACCTTAGATCGCTATGTAGAGACAGAGACACAGCCTAATATCTTACAGATGGAGCAGCCTTATGTAATTAGCTTCCCACGCAGGGCAGATGTTAGCTTTGGTGATGTAGCAGCTCAAGACTTCTCAGGCAGTTT